GTTTCTCATCTACTTGTTTATTTTTAGACATAGCCCCCTTATTTTTATTTTTTCTGGAGGTTGCCTTCCTCATCAAATACATAACCTAATCTAGTAACTTGGTCTTTATGATGCTCTAGCTCATGGCATTCTTTACATAATCCTTCTAAATTATTCTCATCTAATGCAATGCTATCATCATATACATTACTAGTATCTAAATATATTTTATGATGTACTATTCCTGTTCTTCTTTTCTCTTTAGGTATATATGGACTTATACCATCTACATATACTGGTTTATAACATCTATTACATAATAGATTTTGTTTTATCCATATATGTTTCCTTACTTCTTTCCATGCTTTAGAGTTATAGAAATCTTTTCTTACACCATAACTCATTACTTCTTAGACTTCTCTACTCTTTTAGTAGGTTTCTTTTTATCTTCTTTTTTTTCTTCTTTAATAACTTCTATAACTTTAATTAGATTTAATTCTTCTAGAGTATCTGCTCTTTCTTTAGTAACTGTTAATTGTTCTCCTACTTGTACTAATCTTTCTAGTTGTAAATCGTTATAGTTGTTAATGCATTCTACTTTTACTTTCATTTTTAATTCCTCCTTATAATTACTTTTTCCTTTAGCAAGTAACTTATACCATGTATCTTCTGGTTGTATATATTTAAAAGGCTTTACTTCTTTTTCAAATATAAGCCTTGCTATCTCATCTACATTACTACAATCCCAATTTAATATTAGTCTTTCATTATCACTAACATTAGTAAATTCTTTATATACACTTAATGGAGTTGTTACTATTGGTACTCCATATCCATTAGCTTCATTAGTTGTATAGCAATATGTTTCCATATCATTACTTAATTGTAATACCCAATCTGCCATTGCTATATATGGTCTAACATCTACTCTAGGTTTCATATATACTGCATTCTTACTTTCTATTGTAAATCCAGTTTTATTAGTAAATATTAACCAGAGATATTGCCTATCATTCTTTTCACAATATCTATCTAATGCATCTATTAATTTTAATGTTCTATTTCCACCTTTAACATTATCATCTAATCTACATGCACTTACTAATATTGGTACTTTCTTAACTTGCTCTAGTGTCATTGGATCATAACATCTCTCTGCTTTAAAACTTAATCCTAGTTTATTTCCATATTCTTCTAACTTATCAGCAGCAAATTGACTAACTCCAATAAAATGTGTTAATTTAGGATGTTCTATTGGTGGTTTATAACCTAGTTCTTCATAATTAGCATGAGATACAAATGCATAATAATTCTCAGTTGATTCAACATCATCTATCATTTCTATATTAAAATTAAAAAAGGCTCTTTTACAGATTACCTTTTCATTTGGTTTTCTTTTAATACATCTTATATATTTTCTTAATCTTGTTAATTGGTATATATCAGCTTCATCATAGAATACTGTAATATCATATTCATTATATTTTTTTGCTATCTCATATAAGAATTGCTCAGTTCCACCTATCCTATTTATCTTTTTAAAATAAAATATATTATCCATAGCATCATCTCTCTTTTAAAACATTCTCTAAGTTGTTTATATCTCTATCTGTATCTATATCTACTGTATAATCATCTATCAATAAATAATCTCCTATATCTTGAAATATATTATTTATTTCTGTATATTCTTTGGCATATGGTTTTACATCATAACCATTTAGAAATCTATATAAATGCCATGCTATTGGAGTTAAGTTATCTTTAAACATTCCAGCATCCACCATTTGCTTTATCTTCTTTATAGCATATTGAAATACTACTTGATTTTTTACTATATAACCAAATGGCTCTCTGCCTTTTTGATTTAGTGGATGTCTATCTTTATCAGTTCCATCACATGTACATATAAACATAGTATCTTCTACTTTGGTATTTACTATTGTCTTTATAGCTTCATCACTAAAATAAACATCTCCATGTAAATAACATACTTCTTCATTAGTAGGATAATAAGCATTTAACCAGATATAATTAGAATCAGTACACTCTTTTTTATAATTATTGTGATTATATTTATTCTCATGATGTAATATTTTAACATCTAAATAATCAAATGCTTTATTATTAGTTGATATTGCTATATCAGTTATTCCATTTTCTTTTAATTGTCTTATTGTACGTTCTATTAGTACTTCTCCATTTATTTTAATTAATTGCTTTGGTATTTCCCATTCTTTGTAATCTCCACCAGCCATTATTATATATTTCATCCAAATAACCTATCTATATCATTTTGATTGGCTTTTCTAGTTGTTTGACTATCATCTTCTATTGAACTTATTAATATATTTATTAAACTTACAAATGTCATCTCTTTCATTTCTTCAATAGTTATACCTAGTCTTTTTGCTAATGCTATAACTTCATATTCATCAGCTTCTCCAGAATCGCCTTTTTTAGATACTTCTTTATACTCCCCTTGATATGGGAGAAGTGGCTAATGTTATCACATCCATTATCCAATCTTGATTATCAAATATTCCATCAGTTTCTTTTAAGAATGCTTCATAACTTTCAACTTGATTTGGATCTGCTTCATCTATCATTACATAAGCCATTCTAAGTAATATTTCTATTACATCATCCATCTCTCCTAAAACTTCTATTTCTTTTACTTTTTCAAGTTTAGTTATTTCTTGAATATCTGCTAATAATTTTCTTCCAGTATCATTCTTATACTTAAATTGTGTATAAGCACTTGATTTCATAAAATATTCTTTCTCTCCAATTTTTACTTGCTTTTTCATTCTCGTTCCTCCTTTGATTTTTTGTGTCTTTACTTAACCCTCATAGCATACACTAAAAAAGACACCCATTCCCACCTAGTAGGCTGTCCTTCCCATTTTTTAGAAAAAATAAACTCTAGCACCTTTATAAGTACCATTAGAATAGATAGAGAAGTTTTAATCTTTAATTTCATTTTTATATATGGGATTGGTAAATTTTATGCCCTATCTATCCTAATGCTACTCACAAAGAGTAGCACTCAAAGGATGCTTTAAAAAATGATGGGATGCAATTAGTGCTTTTATAAGCACCATAGAATAGATATAGATGTTTACATTTGTGAATATATCTATTCTATGCTGCCTATAAACAGCATTATCTTTTTCTAATTAATTTCTTACCAAATGTTTCTAGTTCTTGTTGTATCTTTACTGGATTTCCTTTATCATCATTGTAAACATCTACCCACCATACTGATTTATCATTACTTAATCCTTTACTTCTTGCATATGGAGTTAAATCTTGTAAACAACTTGTTTGGAAGCAATGAGTATTTCCTTGCTTCATATAAAATGCTTGATGGATATGTCCAGTCTGTAATATATGTGGTCTTTCTTCTGCATCTATTGAATCAAGATATTTTTGTAATTTATAACTTTTTGCATAGGCATTTCCACCTGTTCCATGAAATAATCTTATATTTAGTTTTCCTATTTTCATATTTTCGCAGTCGCTTCCTAAATATACTAAATCTTCTCTATTATTTGATATATCTTTACATATATCAGCTCCACATTGCCTTATCCACCATAAATCATGATTACCAGCAATAAAATAAGTATGTTTATACCATTTAGGATATTTATCTATTACATAATCTCTTTGTCCTGTATAAGATGCTTCTTTTAACTCTGTTAGTTGTTGAGGCCTTCCAGATAATCCTTCTGTCATATCTCCACTATGTAAGATAAATTCTACATTTCTTCTATCAGCTTCATCATATAGATAATTTAAAATATCTAATCTATCGTATTTACTTCCTAAATGAGTATCACTTATTAATAATAATTTAATATGGTCTAGGTTGCTATTTAATCTATATACTCCACTTTCTTTTAATGGCTTTGTCTTTAATATTTTTCCATCTATTATTTCATAAGTATATCCATTCTTTTTCATCATTTCTATTAAGCCATATACTTGATATTCTTCTAAATCTAAATCATCCATTATTTGTTTTATATAAGGCTTTTTTCTTTTTTGTAAATATTCTTTTATCTTTTCAAGTTTTTCATCCATATTACCACCTCATATAAACAAAAAAAGACATTACTGCCTTTTTTATATAATTACCTACAATACCACTATACCACTTTTTAATGTGAATTGTGTGAAAGTTTATTCTTGTTGTTTATATAGTTAATCATCTTCTTATATGCAGTAGTTCTATGGCTATGTGTTAATTCGCCTATTCTATACCAATCATATAAATCTAAAAATCTATATCTCATTATTTGTCTTATTTCTGCTTCTTCTACTGATTCAATATAATTTTCTATTTTTAGATATTCTTCTAATGCAGTTAATCTAGCATTGATCCATTTTTCTTTTAATATTGCTCTTTTTTCTTGAATTGAATTATGAGCTGTTGTACCAGATATTTCTTTTTCTAGATTTATTGCTGATAATCCTACTCCAAATTCTTTTAATCTATCTTCTAAGTCTTTTATTTCTTTTTTTAAATAATAATATCTACTTAATTCTTTCTCAGTCATATTACTTACCTTTATCCTTTATTGCTTTTTTTAATCCTTTAATTAATTCCACCAATACTATAGCTAATACTATAAATACTGATAATAAGAATATAATTGATATTCCTATTAATAATCCTTTTACTACTATCATTTATCCTCCTTCCTATATTCAACTTCCTCCCATTTTTATTTATTATTTTCTAGTTTTAATAATAAATTGCCTAATATTATATTTTTTTCTTTTATAATTTTATTTCTTTTTTCAAGTTCTTCATTTAATTCAATTATTCTTCTTTTCAAGCCTAATATTAGTTTTTCTTTTTCTTTTAATTCTTTGGATGTTTTTTTGTCTAGTTCTTTGTGTTTTTCTTTTAATTCTTTGTATCTAACATTTATAACTTCATAACTTAACATTTTACTTTCTCCCTATTTGTGTCAATAGATACAATAAACATAATATTGCTCCTATTATTATTAATCTTATTCCTAACACTTTTTATTCTCCTTTATCATTAATTGTTAAAGTAGTTGTATCTCTATTATCATAACCACCAAACCTTCTCTCTGTGTAATATACAAGTTTTAATGATTTGATTTCTTCTATTTCTAATGTTTCTATTAACTTTATTAATTCTTCTTTTTTCATTATTTATTCTCCTTTTAATATATCTAACAACAATTCTTTACTTGATAATAATGTTTCTTCTTCTCCATTTGTTATTTTTATTGCTACTACTAAACCTTCATCTTTTATTGTTTCTATTGCATTATTTATAATATTATTTAGTCTTTCTATTTCATTATCTTTTTCTACTATTTCATCATTTAATTCTATTATTTCTAATGTATTACTCACTCTTTATCACTTCCTATCACTTTTAATAAATGCTCTTCCAATTCTTCACATCTAGTTATAATAATTTGCTTTAATCTTTCATCTCTTTTGCCAAACCATTTGTTTTTAAAATTATTAAGTGTTTGTCTATAATCTTCTTCCCTAGTATCTCCACTTTTCCACCATTCTAAATCGTGTAATACTTTTTTTAAGTCTTGTATCATAAAATCTAGTTCTTCATCATAGACATTATTAATATAAATATCTAATTGTTCATAAGTATAATCATAACTTCCACCACTAAACATTTGTATATCTAATTTCACTCTTTGTCACTTCCTAATGCTTTATTTACTATATCTAACAACTCATCACATTTATAATAAATTAAATCATCAACGCATTTATTAATTTCTTCATCTAAACAAGCATTATTTACTACCAATTTTTTTATATCTAACAATGCTTTATTTAGTCTTTCTATTTCATCTTTGAAGTCTTTTATATATAATTGACTATCTTTATATTTTTCTTCTATTATTTTTAGTCTTTCTGTTTCTTCTTGTTGTTTTTGCACTTCTTCATTATATTCACATATTAAGTCAGTTATTTCTTCCATTCTATTCATCATTTTTACTGGAGTTTCTACTAACTTTCTATTAATCACTTTTTATCGCCTCCTACTATCTAACTATTGCCTTTACTATCTCTATTATCATTACTACTGCATAACATATACTAAATCCTATGAATATTCCCATTAATACGTAATCTAACAATTTTATCAATCCTCTTTTCATTCTTTAGTCATCACTTTCTAATATGTCTTTTATGATTAATTTTGCTTCTATTCCTGTTATCTTATCATTATTTACTATTTCTTTTATTCTTGATATTATTGATTCCATATTATTTATATATTCTTTTAACATATTGCTATTTACATCTTTTAATATGAAATCTACTAATTCTGGTCTTTCCAATTTATATCTTTTCTCCTATACTTTTTTTATTGTTTTTTCTTTCTTGTATTTGCTTCAAATGTTTGCATTCTTTCTCTTGACATTCTCTTTCTTTTATATCTAATCCTCCTAGATAACACTTATGTAAATCACAATATGCTCTACAATGCTTTTTTTTGATTATTTTCCCATATATTCCCATAGTAAAGTTTTGATAATTATAACTACCTCTTTTATATTTCTTCATAATTTTCTTTCTTTCTTTATATATCTCTTTTTCTAAGCAACTCCTACATACTAAGTATTCTTTATTCTTTTTGTCTATTGTAAATAATTCTTCTGTGTATTTATTACATTTACCACATATCATTTTGTATTATTCCATTCTCTTTGTAATTGTGATTCTATTACTCTTATTTGTAACTTAGTAGAGTTAATCGCTTCTTGATTTGCTTGATATATTGCTTCTTTTACATCCCTTTGAAATCTCTTCTCAGCAACTTCTGGAATACCATATACTACTTGTTGGATCAATGTAACTGGCATTCCTTTTTCTGCTCTTAGTTTTAATGCTTCTTGTCTTAATGTGATTTTATAATCTTTCTCAGCTTCTGCAAATTCAGTTCCAGTTTCTCTTAATTTTTTAATTGAAATATTTAGTTCTTTTATTTTTTGCTGCAATTCATTGAATAAATCATACATTTTTAATATACCTTCCTTTTAATACTTTTATTATGGTATTGCATATATCTTCATATTCTTTAGAATCAGCTTTATATTCTTCTAACATTTCAATAGCAATCTTCATTCTTTTTAATAGTATTTTTTTATCTTCTTCAAGCCATCTATTTTTATCTACCAAATAAATGTTAGATTTATACATTTGCTCATTTATCTTATCCATCTAAATCAACTCCTTAAATATAGCCATTAATACATTTACTACAATGCTATCTCCAGCTAAATGATATAAACTACTATCACTTTGATTTTTTGCTACTTTATCATAATCTTCATCTTTTACTCCCATTAATCTAAAACATTCTCTAGGAGTTAATTTTCTTATTTTTAAATCATTCATTTATTACCACTCCTACATCTTCCCCCCCCATAGTATTTATTGTTTGACTTTTTCCTTTTTGATATAAAAACTTAATCATATCTTGTCTAGTTCTATCTGGATTCAATTCTATATCTTCATTAGTAAAATGCATATCTTTATATGCTTGAATTGACTTTATTGCCCATTCGCATATTTTCCAATATTCAAAGTTTACTCCTAGATATTTTAAAGCTAATGCTTGACTTCCATATCCAGCAAATAATTCAATTAATCTTATAGGTTTAGTTATTTTAAAAGTAGGATATAGCATTTCAAATATATTTGTTTGATTATCTAACATATAAACTCCTAGAATGGTAAATCATCATCAGTTATTTTAATTTGCTCTTCTCTATTTGATTTAACACTTACTTTTTTAAATTCTTCTTCTTCATCTTTTGCCATATCTCTTTTTGCTTCTAAATATTCTACTTCATCTACTAATACATAACTTTTATATTTTCTTTCTCCATTAGCTTCATATGTATCTAGTCTTAATTCTCCTATAATACCTAGTAAATTGCCTTTTCTTTGATATTTGACTAAATTCTCTGCTGCTTTATTCCAAATGATACAATTAATAAAATCTACTTCTCTTTTTCCATCTCTTATTACTGGTCTATTAGTTGCTATGTTAAATTGACATATTGAAGTACCATTTTTAGTTGCTTCTAATATTGGATCTCTAGTTAATCTTCCAGTTAACATTACTCTATTCATAATTTTTATCTCCTTATATAAAACTTGGTAATTGCATTTCAATAGTTGGTAAATATCTTTTATCTTTTACTGTTTTATTATTTAATTCTGCTACTGTCATAGCACTCATAATATCTATCATGTTTTTGCTCATTCTTTGATGTTGTAATTCTTTCTTTTTAATATTCTCTAGCATGTTAGTTTCTTTATCACTTATGATTACATATACATTTACTTCTTTAGTCTGTCCAAATCTCCAGCATCTTCTTATAGCTTGATAAAATTGCTCATAACTATCACTTAATCCACAGAAAATCATATTATTACAATTCTGCCAATTCATACCAAATCCACATATAGAAGGTTTACTTATTAATATTTTGACATCTCCATCACTAAATCCAGTCATTCCTTTTTCTTTATATTCTGGAGTATCACTTCCTTTAATTTCATAACCTTCTGGAATTGCTTTTTTTAATTCAGTTGATTCATAATTGTAATCACACCAGATTAAACAATTATCCATTTTTTCTACTAACTCTTTTATAGTTTCTATTTTTTCTGGAATACTTGATTTTCTAGCTTCTCTTCTTTCTCCTAATGTTTCTGCTGCTACTGGAAATAAAGTATCAGTATCCCATGTTTTACTTTTTAATATTATTTTGTTTATATTTAATTTTGGTAAATTATACATTGATCCATCATAACCAATATTAGAAGGATTATTAATTAAAATTGCCCATTCAGTTATCCATTTATAAAATTCTATTTCACTATGTCCTTTTAATCTCCATCCATTACCATGTGATGCATCATTTATAAAATACATTGCTAACATCTCATTCATAGTCATTACATTTAAAAACTCTGCTTGATTTCCTAATTCTGTATAATCATTAGGAGATGGAGTTGCACTGCAACTTAATTTATATGGAGTGTATCTAAATAAATCTATTAATTCCATTGTTGTTTTACCAGAATAAGATTTTAATATAGATGATTCATCTAGACATACACCTACAAACTGACTAACATCAAATTTATGCAATTTCTCATAATTAGTTATATTTATTCCATCTGTAATATCTTCTTCTTTTTCTATGATGTTTACTTTTATACCAAATTTATCTCCTTCTTTTTTTGTTTGTTTACTAACAGCAAGTGGAGCTAATATTAATACTTTTCCTTTAGTGTGGTTTACTATTGCTTCTGCCTATGCTAATTGTTGTATTGTTTTTCCTAATCCAGTATCTTCAAACAATGCACATTTGCCTTTTTTTAAACACCATTTAACAATTTCTCTTTGCCAATCAAATAAGTTTTTATTTAATTCACTATCTTTTACATCAAATCCACTATCTACTCTTTTCTCTTCTTTTTCTTTTAAAAACAAATTATAATCATTTGAATAATCTTTTTCTTCTTTACTTACGTTATATTTCCACATTATTCCACCTCGTATATATCACATTGGAATAGTGATTCTTGTTTAAAATCATCAGCATTCTTACAATTAATAACAGCTTGATTATAATAACTTGTTTTTAACTCACACCCTATGGCTTTTCTATCCATTTTTAAAGATTGATATAATTCACTTCCAATACCAGCGAAAGGACTTAACACTATATCTCCTTTATTGCTCCATAACTTAACACATCTCTCTATAACATCTAATTGTAAAGGACATATATGCTTTTCATCTCTTTGCTCTCTAGCACTTGTTTTTTGTAATGTATTTGATTGATTAATATCCATCCATACTGGACTTGCATATTCTTGCCATAAATCTACTGGAAATGTTGAATCAGTATTAGTTATTCTTTCTTCATTTTCTCCATCTTTTCTAAAAGTTAGAATATAATCTGCAATTCCATTTCTACACATTGCACTATCTTTTTTTATTTGTTTATGTAATAATCCTAGAGCTTTAGTTCTTTGCATTGCTACTACTGGATCTTTCCAAATAGTAACTCTAGAGTGATAAATAAATCCTACTTTTTCAAACATTCTAATTATTTCTCCCGGAAAGTCAGTTAATCCTATAAATCCATCTTTCATTTTAGAAGTAGGTAAATCCATACAATGTACACTAACTAATCTTCCATCTTTTAATACTCTATGTAATTGTTGAATGATATAATCAAAATGATGATAAAACTCTCCTTTGTTTCTGCAATTTCCTAAATCTCTATTACTATCACTATAGGTATATAAATCTACAAATGGAGGACTAAATATAGAATAATCAATGCTGTTATCTGGTAATCCTTTTAACACTTCACAACTATCTCCATTGTAAATAGCAAAGTTTCTACCTATATGCTGATTCAATACTTTTATATCTTTAGTTATTTCTTTTACTTCTTTATTCATTTTTATTTCCTTTCTAAATCTTCAATTATTTTTTTTAATTGTTCTATTGTCATTTTATTGTTTGAACTAAATCCATATTTATTTAATAAATCTTCATAATCAATATCTAAATCTATTACTAAATCATTCAATTTATTCATTAGTGTTATCTTTTCCATTGTTTCTTCTTCACTAGGTATTTTTTCTCCAGTTAGTAATTCATAACATTTAATATCATAATCACTAGATTTATTATTTATATACCATTTAACATATTGATTATTTACTTCTAATATTTCTTTCATAGTTCTGTCTTTATATTTTCCAAATGGAAATGTCCATTTATCAGCATCTTCTATAGTAGGCTCTTGATTATTAATAGCATTACTTACTTCTTCTGCACTTGCTACTGATACATCTATTCCAAATCCAGCCATCCCTAATGCTCTTCCTACTGCACTAGTTTCGCAATTTTCTATGTAAGATGTTTTATTTATAAATGTACTATTTTCTTTTTCATATGCTGTTCCTGTTCCTAATAGTGTATAAATATCTGCTAATATTCCTTTTTCTACATCCATATAAGTTTTTATATATCCTACTTTAGCTTTAAATACACATACTCCATTTTCATTACTTAACATCTCAGTTTCTATTGTTCCTTCTGGATATAATTTTCTAAATGCTTTAATTCTTTGATTTACTTCTACATAATCTTTACCTTTGATATTAGTTGATAGCATTTCATTATTTACTTTTTCTAAATCTTCATATTTCATTTTTTATCTCCTTTAATAAAATATTTCTTCCAATGTACTTTTTCTCCATATCTATTTATTCCAGTTTCTATTTCATCATCTATTTCATATTGCAATCTTAATCTTCTTATGTATTCACTTAATCTAGTACATCCTAAATCTTCAAATGCTTGTCTAGTTGTTATTGAACCAAATTTATACATATAATCTAAAACTCTATTTTCCATTCTTTTTAATCTCCTTTAATTCTTTTTTTAATTTTGCATTCTCTTCTTTTAGTTTTAAATTTATTTCAAGTAATTCTTGTATTCTTTCATTAAATAAATCTTGTTGTTTTATTCTTACTCTATGTTCTGTATTTAGTTCTAATACTTTATGTTCTAATTCTTCACATTTAACATCATACTTAAGCTCTAAAGTGTTATATTTTTTTCTAGTTTTTAGATGCTCATAAATTTTATCCATCATAATTCTAATCTCCTTATTTTTTCATTCATTCTATATTTAAATTCTTCTTGTTTGTTTTTAAATACATAATGTTTACACCAGTTACAAATAACTTTATCTTTTTGAGGCAATATCACTACTCTATGCCCACGATTACATGTATAAGTGTGATTACTTAATTCTTCTTGCAATTTTTCCATTTGTGTAAATGTCAATTTCTCTTTCATAAATATCTATCATCTTCATATGGATCTATTCTTCTATAATTAGTTGCTATATCTATTTCTAAATCACTGATTCTATCTTCCAAATATTTAATCTCATCTATCATATCTTCATAATCACTTAATAAATTATCAATTGTTATTACATCTTTATTTGGAAATCTATCTTGATACCATTTATTGCATTTTCTTAAATCAATCATTATTTCATTTAAATCCATATTATCCTCCTATTAGTTTTTTGTTTTCATTAATAAAATATTTTTTCATATCATTTAAAAGCCATTCTGGAGTAATATCTTTTTCAAGCCATTTTATAGCTTTGTTATATTCAGTTGCATTTTTAAAGTATCCATTTAGTTTCATTTTTTCTAATGTTATTAATTTTGATTTTTTATTTTCTTTTTTACATCCATCTAATAATTCAGCAATGCTTGGCATATATTTACTAGTAATAATTATTTGTTTGATTGCTTTGTGTAAATTATCTTTTTTGATGTTTTTAAATTGCTCGTACCATAAAGCGATAGTTTCTTCTGTAAAATCTTTGTTATAACTCATAGCTAGTATTTTCATTTCTTTAATAAATTCTATTGCTTTCATTTTCTATCTCCTCTAATTCTTTTAAAGAAATATCTTTTAATGTTTTTTTCTTTATAGGTTGATTTAGATAGTTTTCAAAGTTAGTTCCAAATAATGTATTTGGTCTTAGATATATATTCATCTTGTTATCATTGATCCATTCATTAGTTTTTATATCTATCACTTTTTTAAAATCTTCTAAATTAAATCCTTCATTAAATCTTGCTTTTATTAATTCTTTAGTTTTATTAGTAGAATATTTATAGTTGGAATTAGTTTTCAAATTTAAATAATCAATTATTTCTTTATAAGGTATTTTGTCATGCTTTGCAGGACTATATATCTCTTCTATACTATTCTTATCTAT